ATAACTTTTATAAACATCGAGATATTTATAAGAAAACTATTTATGAATAAAATAGACAATAAAATAGAGGCATTCCTTGATAACGAACCAAAAGTTGGTGAGGAGGTTTGTGATTTAAAAACTGGGGTTTGTTACATCAAAACAGCTGACGGTTTAATAGAAAGAAGAATAATCGAAAAAAAACTTGTGGTTGAAGATGGGAGAGAACTTTTAAGAGAAGAAACACCAATAAGCCACTCAAATAGAACATTTTTAAGATGAGCAAAAAACTAGATACCTTATTAGAAGGTGAAATTAAACGTTTTAATGCCATTATCGCATATCAAGATAAAATGGCCATCAATGAGGTTTCTTATAGGTTCTATAACGAAGCTGATGAATTAGCACCCGAGGAACCAGTTGATGCAGCTGCTGAAGCGCCAGCTGAAGAACCAGCTACTGATGTTGCTACTGATGCAACAGCTGAGGTACCAACTGATATACCAGCTGAAGAACCAGTTGCTGACGCTACGACCGATATGCCAGCTGAAGAACCAGTTGCTGATGAAGAAGTTACTGAAGTAGATGTAACTGATTTGGTAAACAATACCAAAGATATTAGCGACAAAATTCAAGGACTATCTGCTGGTCTTGAAAAAATTAATGATATAATGGGCAAAATAACCTCAATTGAAGGTAATTTGGTTAAAATGGATGATTTGGTTGGTCAGATGCAATCTTTGGCTAAACAAGTTGAATTAATGAGACCACCAACTGAAGAGGAAAGAAGAAAAGCCTTGGCTCAAGATTCATATCCTTTTAATGTTTCTATTGATGATTATAATAAAGGTGCGGGTGTAAAAACTCAAACTGATTTGGAAAATAACTCGAAAATGTCTATGTTTGACACAATAATGAATGATTATAGTGACATGGATGTTAAAAAAAGTTTCAACATTCCAACCGAAAACCCATTTAACAGACTATGATACAGACACAAGTATATACTGAAAAAGTAACAGCTGGAAACTCACAATCAATTGCGGCTTTGGAAGCAGCTGACACTGGACATACATATTCAATACACAGTATAATTTTTTTAGGTGCATATGATGATGTCACCGTTTTAACCGTTAATGGAACTCAATTAGACTTACCAGGTGCGTTTGTCTTAAATCAATACCCAATCAATTCGGTTTCGGTAGCAACAAGCCCACATGGTGTATTGCTTGTTGGTAAGAAGACCAAAAAACAATTATTCACATTCGGTTAATTTTTTTTACCAGGCACTTGACTTTTTAAGAATCGTTGCTTAATATTGTACCATAATAAACTTAAATTTTTTAATTATGGACTTTAAAAACATCGATTGGAACAAGGCTGTACAAAACTCACTGGCCGACTACGAAAAATCAAAAAATTCTGCAACAACCACAGAACGAAAAGAGGTTGATTTAACTAAGTACTTCACTCTTGCTTTGGGTGAAAAAGAAAATTCAGGACAACGTGTATTTAGAATTTTACCGTTGGATGCTGATGGAAAATGGTACGATATCGTTAAGTTCCACAATCTTAAGATTGGTAAAAAATGGAACAAATTGTATGACCCAGCACAAGATGGGGAAGAGTCACCACTAAACGATATGTACAAACTTCTAATGAAAGGTGACGCAGAAGACAAAAAAATCGCAAACAATTATCGCTCACGTGACTTTTACATTGTAAGAGGTATTGAGCGTGGAAAAGAACACGAGGGTGTTAAGTTCTGGAGATTCCCTAAAGTTAGTGATGGCTCAGGAATCATGGACAAAATCCAACCTATGATGAAATTCTTGAATGACAAGAATCCAGGCTCTGGTGCATTCTTTAACCCAATTGCGGGTAAAGACCTTGTTATCAGTGTTATTCGTGACCAATCTAAAGGGTACACAAAAGTTTCTCAAATTATTTTCGATGAAACATCACCAGTTAGTGCAGACCAAGAACAAACTATGACTTGGTTAAACGATACACAAACTTGGAGAGATGTTTACAAGAAAAAACCTATCGAGTTTTTGAGAATTGTTGCTGAGGGATCAGAACCAGTTTGGGATAGCGAATCAAAGCAATTTGTTGCTAAAATTGATGATGCTGGAACTCAAAGTTACCAACAACCACAAATGAACATGGTTGCTTCTCAACCACAAGAAGAATCAGTTCCGACTGAATTAGGTCAACCTATGTCTTTGGATACTGATGATCTTCCGTTCTAATTAAACAAAACATATAGGACATTATTTGGGACAAACTGTCTCTTATAATGTCCTTTTTTTTAAATTAAAAATTCACAAAAAAATATTAAATATGGCTGTCAAGAAAAAAGAATTTTCTTTTGATGATTTGAAAAAGAAAATGAGTACAACAACAAAATATAAACCAGATTTGTTTCTTAATTGCGGTGAAGCATTTTTAGAAGCTTCTGGTGTACCTGGGCCTTGTATGGGTCACATTAACATGTTACTTGGACATACAAATACAGGTAAAACAAGTGCTTTAATTGCTGCTGCTGTTGATGCACAAAAAAGAGGGATATTACCAGTATTTCTGGTTACAGAAAAAAAATGGAGTTTTGAGCATTGTCAATTAATGGGATTTGAATGCGAGAAGAATCCAGAAACTGGTGAATGGGATGGTTTTTTCTTTTATAGAGATGATTTTGAATATGTGGAACAAATTACTGACTACATTAATGAAGTTTTGGATATGCAAAATAAAGGTGAAGTACCATTTGATATTTGTTTCTTCTGGGATTCAATTGGATCGGTTCCGTGTAAAATGACTTGGGAAGGCAAAGGTGGTAAACAACACACCGCTGGTGTACTTGCCGAAAAAATTAATATGGGGATTAATCAAAGAATTAATAACAGTAGAAAAGAAAATTCGCAATACTTAAATGGTTTAGTTATTTGTAACTTACCATGGGTTAAATTACCTGATTCACCAATGGGTCAACCAAAAATTAAACCAAAAGGTGGTGAAGCTGTTTATCAAGCTGCTACATTGGTTTTCCGTTTTGGTAACGAAGCTGATGGTGGTATATCGAAAATTGATGCCACAAAAAATGGTAGAAAAATTAATTTTGCCACAAGAACAAAAGTTACTGTTGACAAGAATCATATTAACGGATTAGGTTATGCCGATTCACAAATTGTTGTAACACCACACGGTTTTATTACCAGTGATAAACGTGATAATAAAGCCGCTTTGGAAAAGTACAAAAAAGAAACGGCGGATTATTGGTCAGCAAAAATGGGTGATACAAATTTTGAATTGGAGGAGTATGAAGTTAAACAGGCCATTGCCTACTCGGACGAAGATTAATTCTTTGTTGATAGATGGTGAAGCTTTATTGAAACAAGGTTTTCATGGTGCCAAACAAGTCCAAACTAAAAATGGAAGTGTTGGCACCATATTCCACTTCGTAAACACAATCAAAAAATTTTACCAAGATTATGGTATTACAAAGGTTGTTGTTTTCTGGGAGGGTGAAAACTCAAAAGCTTATCGCCAGGGTTACTATCCCTACTACAAAACTAACCGAAATGATAAGGTTAGCATTGAAGAGCGCCATGATTTAGATAGGCAGCGAATCAGAATTAAACAATACCTCGAAGAGTTGTTCATACGCCAAGTTGAAATTGATGGTTGTGAGGCTGATGATGGTATCGCGTACTACGCAAAAAATTCACCAAACGAAAGTAAGATCATCTATACAAATGATAGGGACTTACTTCAGTTGTTAGCACCAGATACTAAAGTTTTCCTACATGGTAAAAAGGTGATGGTCAATATTGACAACTTTAAAAATCATTTTGACTATCACTACGGTAATGTCGGCTTGATTAAAATGATTGCTGGCGATACATCAGATAATATTTCTGGTCTTGAGGGAATTGGTGAAGAAACCGTATTAAAAATATTTCCAGAATTAAAAAAAGAGCAAAAAAACGAAGAGTGGATTGTTAAACGTGTTGATGAGTTATTAACAGAAAACCCAACCAACAAAAAATTACTGACCATAAAGGAAGGTAAAACAAAATGGGGTACATACGGTACCGATTATTTTAGTGTTATGGGAAAAGTTATTAGTTTGGAAACACCAAACGTAACTGACGAACTCAGGGAAGCAATTGCTGAAATGGTGACCGAACCACTATCACCAGAAGGTCGTGGTGGTATAAATATCATCATGGAAATGATGAAAGAAGACCAACTTTTAAACTTTTTACCAAAATATGATGACGGGTTCTTTGTTTTCTGGTCAACTTTTATTACTATTATAAACAAAGAAAAAAAATTTTACGAACAAACAAAAAAATAAGAATTATGAACACCAAAAAAGAATTTAAAAAAGAGCAAAGAAAATTTGAATTTACCGTTTATCTTAACGATAACATTATCGTACAAAGATATTTTAACGTAATTGGTTTTAACAATAGAGCAATAAACTCTTTGAATTTTAAAGAGATTATTGACTATAACCAAAGTCTGATCCAACTTCATATGAAGAATAAATCATTGGATTTTATGACTGAAAATTCAAGATTATTTTACGAGAACCCATCGTTCGAAAAAAACGATTTGAATGATGTTATGAAAATTGTCGTAAAAATGGATGACAAACAAATCGCATACCGTCAATGGGATGCCACAATCTATCCCGTTAAAGTTAGATACACCGTTGATATCCGTGAGCACATTTACGATATGATAACACGCATACAAAAGTGTTTATCTGAAAAAAATGAAAGACTAGAAACCAAATATTTACAATACGAATTAGCATAATAACATGATACAAAAATCTACACAATTAGAAGACTTCGGCCCAGAATTCCAAATAGATTTGTTTCATGAAATAATTGTTGACCCAAAATTTGGTGAAACGGTCATAGATACTTTGGATGTTTCACATTTTAAAACAGTGGCGTTTCAGAAAATAATTTTCTTGATAAAAAATTATTACACTAAACACCAGGCCATAACAACATTCCCAAATCTAAGGGTTGAAGTAAACGCTGAAGTACCCGATCAAACTTTTAAAACTCAAGTATTAGATACAATACAAGAAATTGAGAACAAGACGGTAACGAATAAAAATGTTCAAACACTCGTTACCAAGTTTTGTAAGATGCAATCTTTGAGAAATGTCATTCAAGAAATATCTAAAAAAGTTGAGCGTGGGCTTGTCGATGATTACGATCAAATAGAAAAAAAGTTAAAGGATGCCTTAATTTTTAAAGAAATCGAGGATTCAATTACCATATTCCAAGATATGGATAATGCATTATCTGACGATTACAGAGATCCGATAAAATGTGGTATTGATGGTATTGATGAAATTATGGGTGGTGGTATATCTGTTGGTGAACTCGCTTTGGTTATCGCACCACTTGGTGTTGGTAAAACAACTTTTTTAACAAAAGTTGCAAATAACGCCTATCAAGATGGTAGAAATGTTTTACAAATTTTCTTCGAGGATAAAGAAAAGGCGATTCAAAGAAAACATTATACTATTATAACTCAAATACCATTAAATAAAATATCGACCGATGAATCAAGACCAATAGTAAAATCAAGACTTGAAACTTTTAAAAATGAGCCAATACTTAATGGAAAATTCCAGGGAAAACCAAGAACAAATCATTTATTTTTACAAAAACTACCTGCTGATGGTGTTACGATAACAAAAATCAAAAACATCATAAAAAAGTTAAATTCAAGGGGTACTAAAATTGATTTGTTGGTTTTGGATTACATAGATTGTATTTCACTCGAAAAGGAATATAGCTCAACAACAAGTGATGAGTGGGCTAGTGAGGGTAGAGTTATGCGTTTGTTAGAAACAATGATCGAAGAAGTTGGTGTTGCGTGTTGGACAGCAACCCAAGGTAACAGAGCATCAACAAGTGTTGAGGTTGTTAAAACTGAAAATATGGGTGGTTCATTAAAGAAAGCGCAAATTGCTCACTTTATTATGAGTATTGGTAAAACATTAGAACAAAAAGAAGCTGGTGTTGCAACAATATCGATATTAAAAAATAGATTGGGTAGAGATGGTATGGTGTTCCCTAATTGTAAATTTGACAACGGATTATTGTTAATTGATACAAATGAACAACTCACCGAAAAAGGGTTTGAAATCCAAAAAGGTCAAAAACAAGCAGATAAACAAAGGACAATTTATAACCAGTTTTTAAACCAAAGAGATGCTGGTGAAAATGTTGTACAAAATGTTTAATTTTTTTTTAAAAAAACATTTTTAGTCTTATATTTGCGTATATTTATTTTAACCTAACAGAAAAAAATTATGAATTTAAGAAGCAACGATTTAACAAAAAGGTATTCGATTTTTCCGATATCACACCCAGATTTATGGGATTTTTATAAAAAAGCTGAAAAGCAAACATGGGTTGCTGAAGAAGTTGATTTGTCAAAAGACAAATATAACGATTTGACCGACTCAGAAAAACAATATTTAAAAAACATATTAGCTTTTTTCGCTATCTCAGATGGGTTGGTAATTGATAATTTAGCCACTAATTTTATGGGTGAGGTTGATTTGTTAGAAGCTCAATACTTCTATGGTCATCAAACATTCATTGAACAAGTACATGCTAATGGATATTCACTATTGATTGAGTCATACGTTAAAGATGAAAAAGAAAAGATGGATTTATTTAACGCCATGGAAACTAGTCCATCGGTTGCGGCTAAAGCTTCTTGGGCTGAAAAGTGGATTGACCATCCATCTTTTGTTCATAGATTAATTGCATTTGCGTGTGTTGAGGGTATCTCATTCAGTTCAGTTTTTGCTGGGGTGTTCTGGTACCGTTCTAGAAACAAAATGGAGGGTTTAGCAAGTATGAATGAATTGATCATCCGTGATGAAACACTACATTACGAGTTTGCGGTTAATTTATACAACAACTATGTAATAAACCCACTACCTAAAGATGAGGTTAGAGAAATAATCTTATCTTGCTGTGCAGTTGAGGAAGTATTTGTTAAAGAAAGTATGCCTAATGGATTGATGGGATTAACATCAGACATGATGGTACAATATGTACAATATGTCGCTGATGTTGTTTTAAAAGATTTCGGTTTGGAACCAGAATTTAATGTAAATAACCCATTGGACTACATGGCCAGAATTGGTTTATCCGCTAAAAATAACTTCTTTGAACAAAGAATTGGGCAATACACTAGAGTTGATATTCCAACAACCACTGATGGTATTTTTGACGATGATTTTTAAAAAAACAAGAGATGAGAATTAAGAAAAGAAATGGTGATTTTCAGGCATTTATGCCTAATAAGATTTTGAGTAGAATTAAACAACACTCAAAAGATTTAAATGTTGATAGCGATCAATTATTTAAAGAAGTTATTCCGTTGATTTACGATGGAATGACAACAACAGAGTTGGATGAGTTAATCGCATTCAAAGCAGCTGATAAAGTTATTAGTCACCCAGATTACTCAACACTGGGTGGTCGTTTACTTTTGAGTAGACAATCTAAGTTGATTGGTAAAGAGTTACAACCAGTGGATATGTCATATGACTTTTTCGCTGCGACAACTTTCTTGAAAAAATATTCAATGAAAGATGGTAGCACACCAATTGAATTACCATCTTGTATGTACGAGAGGGTAGCAAAACACTTGGCCAGTTCTGAAAAAGAAAAACAAATGTTTATTGAGGAACTAACCAATAAACGTATGAATTTTGCCACACCAATTTACACCAATGCTGGTATTGATAAAAGAAATGGTATGATTTCCTGTAACCTTACTACACTTCACAGTGATAGTATTGAGGGTATTGAAGAAACTTTGACCAAAATATCATTTGCATCCAAAGAAGGTGCTGGTATCGGTATGTTAATCGACCCATTAAGAAGTCGCCACTCAATGGTTGGCTCATTTAATG